CAAGTCTTTAGTTCTTCTTGTAGTTCTTTCACTGAAGTCATTTCACATCTCCTTGTGACCAGTAATCCCAGCTTTCGATATGACCACCGTCATACACAGCGTCAAGTGCATTGTCAAACTTTTTGTTGTTGATGTACATGCGACACGCTTCTAGTACTTCGTCAACAGGTAGGTCAACGTAGACATAACCAAGCGGTACACGCTTATCAACGATTGCTGTTTTGGGCGGGTTGGAATCTTGCATAGAATGCTCCTTCAGGTGACTTAAGTGCAGCCATAATATCTAGTAGCTGCTGATATGTTATTGATATAATCTCGTGTCTGTTTAACTCTTCGATGAACTGGCGAAGAAATACTACACCGTCATCTGCAATGATAACTTCTATGTCTTCACACGTATTCGATTCATCTAATGACTTGATGATAGCTGCGTCAGGCTCAAACTCTACGGTGTACATTACTCTTCCTCCAGGCAGAAACCACAGAAGTCATTCAGCGCTGGGCCACCACAGCTTACACACTTCTTCCACTTCTGTTTTTCTTTAGGTTCAGGTTGCATAACATTAGCTCTATCAATAAACCATTCTTGTGGTAGGGGCTTACGTCCTTCAGGTAGTTTCGCCATCTGTATCACCTATGTAATTAGCCTCAACGATATCTTTACTAGAGATGTTTTTACCATAATAACCACCCTTAAACATGTTCCAATCCGAATGTTTTAGATAAGTATAATGCCATGTAGTTTTTGTTTTAGGTTTACCTGAAGGGTAAAAACCATCAGCCATTATAACCTTAGCATTTATTACTGCTGGTCTGTTTCCATTAGAAAGAAAAAACACTTGACCTATCTTTTGCGGTTTTGTTTTTATCTTTGTTTTTTCATAGTTATCTGGGTTAAACCTTTTCATCTGTCTCATACCTTATGTGATCTTCTATAAAGTCATACACTACTTGGATGTCTAGCTTAGCTGCCGCACAGTACAGTACTAGCTTCAGTCCTTCTTCTTGTAGTAGCGTTCTACATTTATCATCTATCTGGAACTGGTATGTTGCACTACCATCATCGTGTTCTTCTACTTGTTCTACTCCTATGATACCTGTCATTGTTTATCCTTTATACATACTAACTGTGTTTCTTGTGGTACTTGATTCTCGAACTCCTCGAATGCATCAAAGCAATCGTACATAGAAGAGTACTCACCTATTGTATTAACATAAGGTTTACCTTCGTATATGAATACAAGAACCAAGAGCCACTTCATTCCTCGTACATCCTTAATGCTTCCCATGATACAGGGTACAGTTTAGCCATTACATCTTCTACCTTCTCAGCTACTACACGTGTCTCAGCTTGGGTGTCTTCCTTCAGGCGTAGTCCACACATCTTAGCAAAAGCATACAGTGTACCTGACCAGTACCATTCTGTCATCATACTTTGTGGTAGTATCATACGTGCTTGTTCAGGGCAGACACCTTCGTCTAGTAGCTGTTTGTATAGCCCTTCTATTTTAGCGTACTGATATGCTACATTAGCATTAGACTTTACCTCACCAGAACTACCTTGCTTTACATTCTCAGCACGTCCACGCCAGTAGTCAGGTTTAAAGAAGTCTGGTGGATCGTCTACATATCTACGACTGATCTCATTCCAGGGCATGTACTCATGCTTGACTAGCTGACGTGCTACAAACACTGGAGCTTTGACATGGAACGTAGCAAACGCATGGTTAAATGGTGACTTGTGTTTATGCTTAGCCAAGTATTTGATCAGGCGATCATCCTTGAACTGTAATACTTTTGGCTCACCCATGTGTACACGTGGCATGTAGTCACTCTTCTTACCAAAGCTAACACGTGCAGCATTAACTACAGATAAGTCATCACCCATGTGATTCACGTAAGTTACTTCTATCATACCATCTCCTTAAGTTTGATTATATCGGACTCTACCTTATACTTCAGGTCATCGTCAAGTCGTAATGCTCTTGTGTCTAACCCTGTCCAAGACTCTATCTCTCGCTTGTATGCCAAGGTCTTGTGTGCAGCATCAGGGTCTAACGCTACGATTACCCTAAAGAAACCATCCAAGTGTTTCATCATTGTAATATTAAGTGATGTACCAAGGATCGCAATACCTGTCAAGCCTGGCACAAGTCTAGCTGCTGTGACTGCACTAATTACATCCTCTACCAGTAAAGCTATACCGTTAGGCTTACCTACTGTACGTTTGTATACATCAGCTACCCCACTGTAACGATACCACTTTGGTATAGCACCATCTAACGCACGTCCAACTGCATCAATCAGTCTACCTTCATGTCGTATAGGGAACACAGTGCGTCGATCTTTAACGTCATACATCAAGTATTCATACTCTAAGTCCCAGCGCTTGACAAACTTAGTGTGTAGCGGGTGCTCAGCCTTGGGTGTAACGACATGTTCAGGCCATGTAAGCAACTCTTGTTCCTCCTTTGCGGATGTAGTACGTGGGCGTAACCTACCCATGATCTCTTCGGCTGTCATACCTGTACTGGTAGCGCCTTTGATGCGACAGTCAAGCTTGTAGCAGTTGTATATCACAGTGCCATCCTCTTTGGTAGCAGTGAATGTGTTCTTACCACCACACCAAGGACATGTAACACGATGTGTCATTCCTTCTTTAAGATCAAGACCTTCGATGTAGTTCTTAATGTTCTGCATTAAGTCTTTCCTCTCTTAGCCAGTGCAGTCTTAGCACCACTAAATGTATTGACCATGTATGGTCTTACTGAATCAGGGCTACGGTGTCCACTGACTTGCATGATGTGAGCCAGGTCAGCACCACCCTCTACCATCTCAGTGATAGCAGTGCGGCGTAAGTCCATAGCAGTGATATTCTTTGGTAGTCCTGCAGCATCCTTGACTTCATTGATAGCATCATCAATCTGGTCTACTGGGTAAGGTACATAAGCTCCTGCTACAGGCGTAGTCTTGGGTGCTACGTAGGGTTGGAACCCGAAGTCCTCCTTCTGCTGCTGTAGCATACCTGTCAGGGCTTGTGAGATAGGCAGGTGTACGTCTGCTCCACGCTTACTTTGTGTTAGGTCAATGCGCTGGGCATCTAAGTCTACTTCATCCCATGTTAGGACACGCATGTCACCTACACGTTGAGCTAGATCGTAAGCCATATGCACGATCAACCCAATGCTGCGCCACTTGAAGTCACTGTATGCTGTGTCAAGAAAGGTTGACACCTGATCTCGTGACCACTTAACCTTGCGTGGCTTAGCGTTCTCCGTTTTGATAAGACGTACTGGATCGTTCTCCATAACGTCAAGACGCATACAGTAACGCCATGCTGTGCTGAGTGTAGCCTTGCGATAGTTAGCTGTGTGTGCACCTGTCTGTAGCCACTGCTGATATGCTAGGTTAGTATGTCTAGCCTTGAGTGAACGTGCACGGTAGCTACCTAACTGCTTACCTTCTACTACAGTATTGAGTACCTTCTCTAACTGTGCAGCGTACTCACGCTGTGACTTGGCAGATAGGCGTTTGTAGTTGTCGCTTTGTAGATAGTAGTACACGATGTCACGTACATTTGCTGTCTTACCTGGAATGCTTACCATTGTCTCCTCGTCTTCCAATAAACCCAACACATAGAACAATGACCTTTACCTAAGAACAAGTCAATAAGAAATACTATGTTGGGCTTACCGTCCTTTCTCCATTGGTGGTTCCTTGCGCTGAACGTTTGGTTGTTGCTTCCTCCTAGTATCACGTTCAGTGTTACGCTCATTGCTGTCAGTACTCTCTTTGTGTATCTGCCCAGCCCAGTGTGTGGAGTCATCATGTGGATCATCCTCATTTTCGTCTGTCATTGTAGTCATCCTTGAATGTATCATACAGGAAGTAGACCATGCCAAGCATGTATGCTGCAATTAAAACTTTAGATACGATATACATTAGAACATTGGATACCAAACGTCACCACGTTCCATGGATTGTTTGACTGCCTCTAGTTCTGCACGTAGATGTTCTACATCATCGTACTTACCAATCCAATCAGCATCATCAATCTCCTGCTGTAACTCATTGTGATAACGATGGATGTTCTTTAGGTTTTCTACATTATACTTAGGCATTGACCTGCTCCACTTCTACATAAAACTTTTTAGATTTAGTTGCTAAGTTGTAAGCTTCTGCTCTGTTACCAGTGCTGTACCAACAGATAAGTTTACCATCGGTGTCAAAGAATTGTACTCTGTATGTCATTGCTGTGTCTCCTTTACATACTTTATATACTCTATTACTTCTAAGTTATAACCTGCTGCTAGGCCATCTAATGCCATGCGTTGTACATCAGTAGGGTGATCTAGGTTATCCCAGTCATCAGGGATGTGATACTGTAGTTGTTCCTTTTGTGTATCAAGTAGTATCTCTACCAAGCCACGATCTGTGATGTCCCAACGAAAGTAGTGCAGGTCATACGATGCAGTGTGATGCTTCCTACCTAAGATAAGTGTGATAGATGCTACTGCATCCACTAAGTCATACGGTTCCATCTTGTGTCTCCTTGTGCATGTACTTGATGACTATCTTTTTGTTGCGGGATATGATGACAACTTTACCATCATCATCATACCCTACGTATTTACCTTTATGCTGCATTATGTTCATTGATCAAGTGATAGCGTACATAACGTTGACCTGTCACTGGATGTGTCTTACGTACACGGTTAAACTTAACGCCGTACTGTTCTAAGTCTAGGATGCGGCGTGGTAGTGACATGATGTTGTACTCCACGATAGCTTCACGGTTTGTGATACTGCCTACAGTTTGTAGGTGCTTCATGATAGTGTCTAGTTGTTTAGTAGTAGCCATGATGTGTCTCCTTTCTGGCTGTGTGTGTACCTGCATAGCAGGTTGTTTTAGTATAGTCAAAACTTTTTTTAGTGTTGCCTTGTGCGCCATACCCACGTGCGTGGTTCATATGTTCGTTCTTCCCAGTAGCCAAATGTTTCAGTTGCTACGTCTTCTAGATCGCCTATCATCTGGAACGCTGCTTGCCAACAGTTTGCGCCTATCTCAATCTTCTCACCTTGATGGTGGAACGTGTACCAGTTCATAGTGTTGTCTCCTTCTTTGATTGTTCTGCCACATCAGTCACAACAACTGACCAATCAATATCTTTCCATATAAGTTTGTGCAGTTGTTTGACTTCTTTGTTTTCTTCACATTCATTTAAGAAATACTCCACAGATTCCATAGCGTGTTGCGGTGTGAGTGTATAATTAGTACCCCATATGTCAGGATTATTCCATGCATCAATCTGTTCATCAGTAAGCATACCAACCCAGTGTTCTTTCATGAATTGTCTAAGCTGTTTGTTCATGATGCTGTCTCCTTTAGTTTACTTCTCCAGAATGTTGATAGTTCTAGTTTGATATACTCTAGATCGTGATTATTCTCAAACCGTTTTGCTACATCTTCTAGATAATCACTGTCTCTACCTATTGTGGCAATGTTGCGTTCAGTTTCGCCTTTGTGTTTTACTATTACGTCTACAAACATTTGCTTAACCTTTCTTGTGCGGCATTACCTGCCTGTTTAATCTTAAGTAGTTTCTGCATGTCGTTTGGCAGATATACACCATAGATATTGATTATCTTTCGCTTGTCACGCTGTCTTGGTGCAGTGTCTATAATTGTTTGACCAGTGTGATCTAATAGCAACACGTGACCATCAACACGTATGACGTAGGACAATGCTCCTTCACTATGCTGCGCAAGTTTATTGCGTACACTGCCTACGGTGGTGCGCCCACGTATGACACGTAGTTTACTTTTGACGCTGCGGAATGACCAAAGCTTTCGGATCGCTCTCTGTAGATCGCCCCACGTATGCAGGTATCGTGTTTCATCTTTAACGCCCAGCGCATTAGCGACTGCCATAGCGCACATGTTTTGGTTAGGGTTCTCTCTATTGTTGCTGGTAAGCTTTAGCAATTGTCTATCCATTGTGTTATGCCTCGCTTTTAATGTAGCAGTCTTTTATTTCACTGATTGCCATAGCACCACCAAAACCATTGGCTGTATAGCGTATTGTTATTGCTTTACCGTCTGGCAGTGTTTCCCATTGTACAGTATAACCATCGTTTCCCCATCGCACGTCTTTACCATTGTCTAAAGCTTGTGTCAGTTCTCTTAATTGCATTGCTTGTGCCTCCTATGCTACGCTGTTGCTGTATATGTAATAACACGTATGCTCATTACCTTTAAAGCCATCGACAAACGCTACATGTTTACCGTTTAGTTTTATCTCTACTGTGAAACCATCGCTTTCTAGCAATACCTTTGCCCTATCTATCGCTTTCTTACGTGATGTAAAATAACATGTCGGACGCTGCCCTGCTTCATTGATTGACCATACTTGTCTCATTGTCTCTACTCCTACTTTGTCGTTTTTACTTGGTGCTGTTCTGGTGCTGTGGGGTTTACTTCTAAACGCAAACCACCAAGACAATCTCGAACTGTTATTGTGCCTAATTGTTTAGATAATTTGATCGCTTGCTGTTTAGCTTCACGCATAGAATATACTATGTCTAAAGCTTGCCCACGATCAAAACCACGGTATAGATAAAAAGAACGCATTGTTATTACTCCTATTAGTGCAATGGATATGAAATGTTTGGTACGTCTTTTGACCAACATGCACGACAATCACCGCAATGTCCAAAATCTTGCTGTTTCTTTTGCTCTTTAGTCATTGCTTTAAATGTACCTAGATCAATGACAACACTTTCTTTGTTTGTGCGATAGGCTAAACATTCTTTACCGTGTACTGTTTCACCATGTCTATGAACGGTAGACGTGTTGACATGTCCAGAAATAGGTTTATCGCCTATCATTGTGGCACTAACACGAATAACAAGATTGTCTGGTTCATTACCGTAAAGCTTGCGATAATCTTTAACAATCTTTGCTTCACGTGTCGGTAACCAGTGTTTGATATGTGGCGTTTGTTGCGCTGTTAATACAATAGCGTGAAGCATTTCTATGCTTTGCAGATCGCCGCTATCAAACCAACGGTGTTCATGAATGTTTAGCTTATCGCAACCACGTTTGATTTGAAACGCCATTTGTTTTGCCCACAATGCAGGGTTTGTTGAGATAAGCTTTTCAGCCTTTAACAGATTGTTAGTCCATCCTTGATCAACACTAGGGCGCAAGTTTTGAAGCTTTAGCGCATAGCATCTTGAACAAGTAGAACCTTTTATCTTGGCAAGCTTTGCGCCTACCTTGCAAGCTTTAGCAGAAATGGCAAACGTGGTGCTAGGCATCTTTGTATTGCCCAATGATACTTTGCCACTTTCAGCAATTGCTTTCTTTAGTGTTAACTTTTCCATTGTCTCTACTCCTGCGAAAAAAAATCATATGTATATTTTAACATCAGCTAAAATCGGTTTTGTCAAACGGTATTTCACAAAATGAAACAATTGTAACATTTCGTGATAAATGAACAACTGTTCAAAAACATGTTAAGCTTTGCAAGTTTGCAATATATGATTTGCAGTTATGCAATACTATTTGTGATCACATAATAGGTATACATTGTGCATCGTATGGTGTGTTTGTGATCACATTTCTGTGGGGGGTGTGGTTTTTGTGATCACATGTGTAATACTCAAGCTATATGAGTAGTAAAACACAACAAAAACAAACACTTAGTACTACATTTCTGCATAGTTTTGTACAACTGCAGGTTATCTAAGCTCTACCTTTAGTAGAAACTCTAGTAAAATCAAAGGCTTAGCATTATTGGTAGGGGGTAGGGCAGGGGCCACGGGTGGGGTGTACGTTATACGTATATACACTCTTACACACACGGGGTTTTTTTCGTTCATGTATACCAAGGTGCTATACTTTGCAGAAACGCAGTGCCAGTATTGCAATTATGCAAGGCATGGGGGTATGGACCAAAGTCTAACTTCCCTGGTTATTTAGTATAGTTTTACAAAAAAGTGGGTTGACAGGGGCTTGACAATGCGTATAACTACGGGACAACAGGGTAAGTTAAACTTTAATGTAATAACTCTATAAAGTAGTTACACATAAGAAGTAAATATAAAAGATAGTTATTACATAAAAGTTATTACATAGTGTGTTATTTATGATAGTGGACATAGGTCATTAAACTATACATGCAACTATATGAATATTTGTACTTGACAGAGTTATTACACTTATGTTAAACTATACACAGTCACAAATCATAAAAGCAATAATACTATTGTGACTACGTGCTGCGAGTAACTACACATACGTTGTAACTGTGTGTCTCCTCTCCCTCCTCTCTGTAACAATTACAATGTAACAAAGTTATTTGCAGCACGTACTTTAACTTTTTTCTTGACAATGCAAAACAAACAAGTACAACTATATGCAAGTGAAGATGTCTTAACAGACTTTTACAACGCATTAGCTAACAATGATACCCGTGCTATGCATAAGGTACACATTCCTAAAAGCGATGTGTTCTACGTAAGAGAAGCTATCTATAGTCGTACTGGTGAGTGGTACACGTTAGATCACGTAGAAAGAGCTATGTATTTAGAGGGACACCTGGAAAGACACGAAGTGTTAGACCCAGACAGAGAGAGACAGTATGGATAACCTAAAGCTTCCCATTGCATTAGTTATGGCTATGGCTGCTCAGCTAGCAGGTGGTGTGTGGTGGGTATCACAGCAAGCTGCTACTATTGCTGACCTAGAAGAGACTGTATCCCAGCTAGGCTCTAAGATGGCTATCGAAGATAACGTTAACCTGAAGCGTGACGTAGAAGAGAATGCTGATTACATAGCTGGTGCGTTTGACGAGATAGATGAACTTTGGGAAGAAACAGAAGGTTTGTCTATGTCTATTATGCGTATCGTAGACTTACAGCAACGAGTAGCGCTACTAGAGAAGACATTAGAGTTTATTAACCGTGATCACATGGAAATGAAATGAGCATAGAATACCGTGGTGAAACGTTTAGTGGTTACAACAAACCTAAGCGTACACCGAAACACCCTACTAAGTCACACGTAGTTCTCGCCAAGGAAGGTGACACTATTAAGATGATTCGCTTTGGTGAGCAGGGTGCTAAGACTGCAGGTAAACCCAAAGCTGGTGAGTCGGAAGCCATGAAGAAGAAACGTGCTAGCTTTAAAGCTCGTCATGCTAAGAATATCAAGAAGGGTAAGCTTAGTGCAGCTTACTGGGCTGATAAAGTAAAATGGTAGTTTTACGTTTCTATGATAAGGTTAAGTGGTAATGCCAGTACGTAAGGTAGCAGGTGGATATAAGTGGGGTAACACAGGTAAGGTCTACAAGACTAAAGCTGCTGCTGAGAAGCAAGGCAGAGCTATCCGTGCTGCGGGTTATGCTAAAGGTGGTGACACAATAAATGCTGCTGGTAACTACACGAAGCCTACCATGCGTAGGAAGCTCGTTGAGAAATACAAAGCGGGTGGCAAAGGTGGAGCGCCTGGTCAGTGGTCAGCCCGTAAAGCGCAGATGGTTGCCAAAGAATACAAAGCTAAAGGTGGAGGCTACAAGTCATAATGAAAGCACCACAGAAGTCTCTCAAGAAGTGGACAAAGCAGAACTGGCGTACAAAAAGTGGTAAGCCCTCTACGCAAGGCGCTAATGCTACTGGTGAACGTTACCTACCTGCTAAGGCTATTAAGTCTCTTAGCAGCGCTGAGTATGCAGCTACCACTAGAGCAAAACGACAAGGCACTAAGGCAGGTAAGCAGCATGTGGCTCAACCTAAGAAAGTTGCAAAGAAAGTGAAAAGGTTTAGAACGTAATGGCTAAGAAGATGTGTCCTAAATGTAAAGGTAAAGGCTGCTCACATTGTGGTGGGACAGGCTATCACAACAATATGAACAAAGGTGGTATGATGAACGAAGGTATGAAAGCTTTGAAGAAAGCAGCACCAGAAGTAGCTAAGAAGATGGGCTACGGCTATGGTGGTATGACTAAGAAGAAGTCAGGCATGATGGGTGGCGGTATGGCTAAGAAACGCATGGGTTATGTACATGGTGGTTTGGCTTGTGGTGCAGATAACCCACCAGAACGCCCAATCAAGAAGAGTAAGTAATGAAGTTCTATCATAAGTATCAGGAAGCACTAGAAGCTAAAGGCTACCGTGTAGATGAGCACGGCTACGTTTGGGATGAACGTGGTAACCAAGCTGCAGGTGAAGACAACTACGGTAACGTACAGAGTAAAGACCCTAACGTTAATGATATTTGTCGTGAAGCTGAGATGGCTATGACTAAAACACCTAAGCCACGTGCTAAGAAAGCTAAGAAGAAAGAGGAGACTGAAGTTGTTGAGACTCTGGAGATGGTACGAGCACGTGATGAGAATGGACACTTCATCGCTGATGATCCCTCTACACCTGATGTGAATGAGGCTTGGGTAGTTAAGACTGTTAAGAAAGTAGTTAAGAAAAAGTAATGGTTGGTACTAGGGATTATAACACAGTAACAAAATCATTAAACATCACTGCAACAGCAGGTGGTGCTAGTGCTAATGTTTTATATACTTGCCCCAATAACTTTGATGCAGAAATAGATTTTCTTCATATAACAAATGGTGGTGCTTCTACAGATACTGTGTATGTCCAGTGGTATCACGCTGAAGACAATACTTATCACACAATAGTAAACGCCAAGCAAATAGCTGGTAACAATGTATATGATGTTATACAAGGTGGTAATGTTTTCTATATGCATTCAGGTGATAAGATATTAGCTTATAACGGTGGTGGCGATTTAAACATAACATTATCTGGTAAAGAGTTCTTTAATCCTAAAAGATAGACATAACGGGTATTCCAAATAAGCAATAGTAAAGGCCCACTATTTTAGTATAACTATGTTCATAGTGCTAGCTAAGCTAGCGTTCCATTAACAAAGGAGAATGAACATGGAACTAGTTATTTCCGAATCACGTATGTGGGCCACTAACTTCAAGGCGTTCTTAGTCAAAGTATTCAATGCAATGATTGAAGCACGTCAACGCCAAGCCAATATCCGTATTGCTGAGATGCAACTACGTGGTATGACAGACAGAGAACTGAATGACATCGGTATTGGTCGTGGTGATATTAGTCGGGTAGTACGTCAGTACCCCGAATAGTCCATCAAGGAGGAGAGGCTTGTGGACCCAGTTACTATAATTAGTGGGGCCACTGTTGCCTTTAACGCCCTGAAGAAAGGTTTTGCAATCGGTAAAGATTTGCAAGACATGCATGGTCAGCTAACTAAGTGGGCAGGACATATGTCCGACTTAGGTCAGGCTGAGAAACAAGTAAAGAATCCCCCGTGGTGGAAATCGCTAGGGGGTTCTGTAGAGGCTGAAAGTCTGGAAGTTTTCACTGCAAAGCGTAAGGCAGAGTCCATGCGCAAAGAGCTAAAGGACTATATAAGTTTCACAATGGGGCCATCTGCATGGGATGAGCTTGTGGCTATTGAAGCCAAGATACGTAAACAAAAGAAGGAACAAGAGTACCGTAAAGCTGAACTACAAGAAGCTATAATAACTTGGACTATATCAGGTTTGCTTTTAGTATTAGGTTTTGGTATTCTAGGTTTCATATTATACATGGTGAGCTAATGGCTAGACAACTAACAGAAAACCAACAACGATTCTTAGAAGTACTGTTTGATGAAGCAGGGGGTGACGTAGTTGCCGCTAAGAAGCTGGCTGGGTATAGTGAGACAACTAGCACAGGAGCCATCGTAGAAAGTCTTAAAGATGAAA